TAACTTTTTTAGTTTCTTTAAGGTTTTTAAGTGTTCTTTAAGATTTTTAAGTGTTCTTTTGTGTCTCTCTCTATCTATTCTTTTTTTGCATTATATAGTATATACACTTAAAAACCTTTAATATTCCTTTAATAATCTTTAATATTCTTTAATAAAACCAATCACTTATAAATTAATTTGATTATTTGTTATTTTTTTCTTTACTTTCCTATTTGTTTTATGTTTTAATAAAAGCATAGGCGAATAGGTGTTAAAGGATACACCATAAAGAAAACTAATTAATGACAAGGTAGCCTAAGTTAATTTTAGATATTCGGTGAAATAGTCCAGCTTTCTTAAATTAACGATTGACAGACTAAAAAGATAATGTAACTATAATAAGACAAGACAGACAAGAAAAGGATTGACAACAGAAACAGACAGTGCAAAGATAGAAGTATAATAAATGCGGTTTAGACTATGATGCGCTTAAGATTACCATAACCATAGTCAAAAGTAGATTAGGCTACTAGATTAAACAGCGTGGGATGCTGTACCTAACCAAAGCTATCAAGGTGTTATCACTGGATAACCTTGTATCATGGTTGAGAATGACAACACAATGTACGCCATGCAATGCAAGCGATAGCAATCGTGCCAAGTATAGGGTGGACTGTAGCTAGTCATAGCGTATGCCATGCAGAAAGCCCTATCCTATAACTGTGTATGAGGTACAATGGTGTACCTATCAAGCCAAAGGAGTAGATAACATGGCTAATATTCGTAACGCTCAAACCTCAATCACAATCGTTAAGCCAGAGCAGGTGCAATTCAGACGCACCACATCACGTTATGGCAAGCGCAAAGGTACGTTCTCAAATCACGTCCAGTACTTACTTGTAGGACGTGGTGCGGATGGACGTTTTACCTCTTTGCGTGTGTGATTGACATAGAGGCGCAACAGTGCTATAGTGCTGTTGTACCTCATATATAGTTAGATAGGAGTAGATAGCTATGACAGTAGAAAACATAGTAGCAATATACAGACTAGCTACACCAGAAGAAAAGCGTGATGGTGTAGTATGGTATGCTCAGGCTCTTGCAGAGTGTAACCGCATGGCACTGGATTTTGACGTACCATTGCATATAGTGGTAGGCGTATGTGCGGCATTGTCACCTAACAATAGGTGGGAGCGTAACGTACAGAATACACGTGACATGGTGCAAGCCTATGTTAATGGTGATAGTGTAGACAGCTTCAAGGTAAGCACGTACCACGCTATGAAGCAGAAGGCATGGGGTATACTAGATGCCATGCCAGAGACAGAGGCAGAGGTAATTACCATCCTCAATGGGCAGAAAATTATCAGTTTCTTTCAGAATATCATGGGCTATGATACCTGTACCATTGATGGTCATGCACGTAACATAGCATATGGTGTACGTGAAGGCTTGACAGGTAGCATCAGCATAGGTAAAAAAGAGTATGCCAAACTGCAAGCTGAGTACGTTAAGGCAGGTAAGAAAGTCAGGCTCAATGGCAGGTCACTCAAAGCCTTTGAGATGCAAGCTATCACGTGGGTAGCATGGCGTAGAATACATGGGATAGGATAAGGAGACTTGACATGCAGACACATAAAGTATTAGGATATATAATAGGTGGTGTACTAGGCGCAGTGTATTTGTGGTTAGTATTGGTATTTATGTTTAGTTTATAGGAGTAGAGTAAAATGAAAAGTAACCTTTATATAAACACAAAACACTATAAGGATATTGATAAGGAAAGTGTACTTGAGTGGTTAGGAGCGTTACCTGTTTGGGTGGCAGAATATAATCTGTATGGTGGTGATAGTCTAAAAGATTATCTTGATAAGGCGTATGGGTTTGGGTTATACGAGTTCAAAGGTACAACCATCACAGAAGATGGGGTGTATAAACCAAAACATAAGGAAGACCAAGACTTGCAGTTCATTGCAATGATGGAAACAGACAAAGGAAAGGTATATTTCTATCCATATGCTATCACTGCAATACCAACAGACGATGGTTACTTTGTAACGAGGATGGATTGATAATGAAAGACAACAGCAAGCTAATAGTCAGAGCATATGTCAAGAAGACTGTGATGGAAGAGTATGTCATGGACACTACAGGCATGACTATAGATGAGGTCAAAGACAGGATGGAAAAGGATTGTTTCGTAGAGAATGATGCCACATGGGAGTGGGTCAACACTGAAGAAATCCATAGTGAAATTACAAAGGAACTAGAGATACAATGAATATGAAGATGAGTAAACAAGCAGAGAAAGCTATCACTACACACGTAGACCATATCGTAGCCAACAATCAATGGGATGGTGATGATGATTGGTTTGACTATGAGTATGATGGGCAGGTAGTAGACATAAACATATGGCGTGATGATGAGGACACTGTACGTGCTACAGTGTATGCTACCTATCAAACACCTAATGGATTGACTACAGATACAGATGTATGGTATAAGTTGGAGGCTTACCAATGAGCGTAAAGAACTTTAAGATACCACTGAAGAGGTATGATGCAGTCCTATCCTTTGCAGAGTTGGAGCATGAGAACAGTGCAGGTCAGAAGTACAAGACACATGAGATTGCATTGATGGGTACGAATGACCATAAAGAATTTATATTTATTGGTGAGCCAATACAAGTTTATGACTTGACAGATGCGTATGATGTGATGTATAATGTCATCAAGCATGATGATTGGTCATACTTTATATACCAGTATGAGATTGAACTACAACCAGAGTTAGAATTGGTGATTGACAATGACAATAAAACTGAGTAATGGTGTAGAAGTAATAGGTGAGATGGAGAAGTACTACCTCATGGCTGAGTATGATAAGCACATGATACCAGATGAGGATGACTACCTATTATTCATAGCAAGTATGTATCACAGAGCAGGTATGCGTATGGATACGTACCCAAAGGAGTTATTCAATGAGCAAGATAAACCCAGTAGCACGAGCAATGCTACAGAACAGGAAAGGTAAACAAGTAGTACCAAACAAGAAGAAGTACAACAGAAAGAGGGACAGGCATGAACATATTTTATCTAAGCAAACTACCAAACGAGGCGGCAGAGATGCACTGCGACAAGCACGTAGTGAAGATGATACTTGAGACAGCACAGCTACTCAGTACAGCACATCGCATACTAGATGGTAACGAGTGGGCTGACTACGTAGGTCTATATAAACCTACACACAAGAACCACCCATCTACAGTATGGGTACGCAGTAGTGTAGACCATTACAAGTGGACACTAGACCTACTGTTCTACCTCTGTAAAAACTACACACTTAGATATGGTAAACTACACAAGACAATGAGACTGCTTGACAGCCTTGCTGTTGTACCTGAATACATAGAAGATGATGGCTTTACACAACCACCACAGTGTATGCCTGACAAATACAAACGTGACTGTTCTGTACGTGCCTATCGTGCTTACTACAATGGAGAGAAAGCATACTTTGCACAATGGAATCACAGCGACACACCAGAGTGGTGGACAGGAGTACCAAATGCAGCGTAATCAATACGATGATGCCTATATCATAGGCTACACTAATGGATACCATCATGATGGATACATGAATGAGTATGACAAAGACAAGCAACCACAGTACCACATCAAGTACAAGCATGGGTATGAAGATGGTGAGTTGATGCGTATCAAGGAGCAGTCAGATGATAGGCTACACTAGATGTCCTTATTGTAACAACTCAGGTGCTGAGAGACTGTATGCAGTAGATAGACAGATAGAATGTTTCTGTCCTGAGTGCTACGCTGAGTGGTCACATCATCCAGATGTAGTACAAGATACAGCATACGAAAGATTTACTTATGAAAGTTATGGTGAAGGATGACAGTAGTAATTACATTATGGATACTAGGTATGATAGGTATTACTCTAGTCAGTTCAATGAAGAGCAGTGACGCATCAGCAGGTCAGTTTATCTTCATGTTACTTGGAGTAATTGTAATAGGTACTTTAGGTATCTTAAATATATAACTATATATAATCTCAAAGGGGGCTTAGGCATGGATGTAACTTTAGAAACAGACCAAGACCTGATTGACCACCAACTAGAACTAGAAGCTGATATGATTACAGGTGGTATCAATCGCTTTAGAAAGGACAGAGACAAGGCTATTGAACGAGGTAGAGAATCACACACGCTACATGGAAGAGCCATCACAGCCACGCTTGTAGGCTCAGTAAAGGATGGTATAGATGAGTGGTTAGCTAACCCAACTAATGTATCACGTGACACAGCATACAAACGCATAGGTCATATGGATACTGAGCAACTAGCTTACTTGTCACTAGTCACAATGGTTGATGTCATTAGCAGAAAGAATACACTGATGTTTGTAGCACGTGGTATTGGTTCAGCTATTGAGATGCAAGAGAGACTGGATAGATGGGTACATGATGAAGGTACTGTTGCACTAAACACAATTAGACTAGCCATGAAGAAAGCATATGGTGCTAGACGCTATGGCTTGACTAACAAGATGAACAAGGATGGATACAAGGATACAGAGTGGACTAAGGCAGAGCGTGTTCATGTAGGATTTAAGATGATGGACATTATCATCAAGACTACAGGCATCGTGAAGCTGCATACTCAGCAGACTGAGAAGAAAAAGAAAGCAACCTACGTTGTACCTGAGAAGGAAACAAAAGAATGGATTGATGCTTTCAATGCTTTCGCTGAAATATCAAGACCACGCTACTTACCATGTGTCATACCACCAAAGGACTGGACTGATGTACGAGGTGGTGGGTATCATGGACTAGAGATTGACCAACTACCTATAGTGAGGCGCAGATGAGTTTGAATAAACAACTAGCAAGACTAAGAAGACAAGACCTGTCTCAAGAATACCAATGCCTCAACGCATTGCAACAAACTGAATGGCGTATCAATAAGAATGTGCTTGACGTTGTGCGTAATCTATGGGATAATGGTAACCAGATAGGTAAGCTACCACCACGTGATGACTTACCACTACCACCTTACCCATTCGGTAAGGAAAGAAAAGAATTGACTGAGGATGAGAAGAGTGAGTTCCGCAACTGGTCACGCAAGCGAAGCACTATCTACTCCGAAAACAATCGCAGCGTATCCAAGAGGATACAAGTAGAACGTACACTACAGATAGCTAATCAGTATGCTAAGTATGACAGGTTCTACTACGTGTGGCAGAACGACTTTCGTTCACGCAAGTATGCGAGTAGCACATTCCTCTCACCTCAGTCAGCCGATTGGAGCAAGTCACTACTAGAGTTTAGTGAGCCAATGCCTATCAATAACTTTGATGATGCACGTTGGTTGTGTATTCATGGTGCTAACCTATATGGTAACGATAAGGTTAGCTTGAATGAGCGAGAGATGTGGGCTTGGGACTTTGCTGAGAATGAGGCACACAAGATTGTTGATAACCCATACGACAATGACATCTGGACTGAGGCAGACAAACCTTTTCAGTTCCTGTCATGGTGCTACGAGATGTCAGCACTAGTAAGACAAGGTTGGGGATATGAGACACGACTGCCTGTCTCTGCTGATGGTAGCTGTAATGGATTGCAGCATCTGTCAGCCATCCTACGTGATGAGCGTGGGGGACTGGCTACTAACTTGATACCATCTGACCTACCTCAAGACATCTATACTCAGGTGGCTAACGAGGCAGTGAAAAGAATGGAACAGGATGACCATCCACTAGCTAAACTCTGTCTTGAGTTTGGTATAGACAGGAAGATAGCCAAGCGTCCAGTCATGATTGTACCATACTCAGGCACACGTCACGCATGTAGACAGTACATCGTTGAGGCAATGCAGGATAAGATAAAGACTGGCACACCTAACTTGTTTGGTGATGACTTGTTTGAGGCTAGTGCATACATCTCAAAGCACATCTGGGAATCAATCGCAGGTGTGATTGTATCAGCACGTAGTGTCATGGACTACGTAAAGAGTGTAGCTGATGTGTATGCTGAACACAACAAACACATGGAATGGATAACGCCTACGAACTGGCTTGTTGTACAGCAGTACAATGAGTTGGAACAGAAGCGTATCAAGACACACATCAATGGTAATGTAGTATCACTATCTTTTCCTAAGGATAACGAGGACAAGATAAACAAGAAGCGCACTGGACTAGGTAGTTCACCTAACTTTATCCATTCGCTTGATGCTTCAGCCATGACAAAGACTATCAACACTTGTCACAAGTATGGCATACAAGACTTTGCAATGGTACATGATAGCTATGGTACACACTCACCAGCTATGAACACCATGTCCAACATACTACGTGAAGAGTTCGTTGATATGTACGAGAAGCATGACGTGTTGACAGAGTTGAGACAACATGCTATACTTGTACTTGGGACAGAGGACGTACCTCTGCCACCATCTAAAGGTAACTTAGAACTAAGAAACATACTGAAGTCTGATTACTTCTTTGCTTAATTCTAAAGTTACATCCAAGCCATACGCAACAATTAACATGGAGATTAAATATGATTGTGATTAAAGGCAAAGCACTCTGGGCGAAAGTATTTGAACCAGATACTAAGTACGTACCAGAAGGCGAGTACTCAGTTTCAGTGGTAGTACCTGAAGCTGAAGCAGCTAACGTGTGTGAACAACTAGAGGCACAGATTCAAGAGAAACATGCTGAAGTTGTCAAGGAAAATCCTAAGTTAAAGACTGTCCTGTCCACTCGTGACCCATTTGAAAAAGAAACTGATGAGGCTGGCACTGAGACTGGCAACCTTATCTTCAAGACCAAGACCAAAGCACGTATCAAGTCACGTGATGGTAAGGTGTATGAGCAGAACATTGCTGTCGTTGATTCCAAACGCACACCGATGGATGGTTCAACACTGATTGGTAATGGGTCTACTGTTAAGGTAGCGTTTGAGCCTTACAGCTACATGATGCAATCCACTAAGCAGGTAGGCGTTACACTACGCCTCAAAGCGTTGCAGGTTATTGACCTCATTGAGTATGGTAAATCAACCAACTCTATCTTTGATGAAGAGGATGGGTTTGTTGCCACTGCTGTAGCAAAGGATGATGCTGTTGATGTCTTTGGTGGCGATGCCGATGCCGAAGGGGACTTTTGAGGAAAGGGTCATTGATGACCTGAACGAACGTGGCGTTCCATATATGTATGAGCCAGAGAAACTGGCATACTACGTGGAGCGTCACTACGTACCTGACTTAAAGCTTGACACTATGTATGTAGAGTTGAAAGGATACTTCAGACAGGATGCACAACGAAAGATGAAAGCTATCAAGGCACAACATCCAGAGTTAGACATCAGGTTTGTATTCCAGAAAGCAGATGCTACTATACAAGGTGCTAAGAAAAGAAAGGATGGGTCAAAGATGACCTGCGCTGAGTGGGCAGAGCGTAATGGCTTTGTCTATAGTGAAGGAACTATACCTGAGGAGTGGTTAGATGGATGATAAAGAGCGTTCTTTTAAGGAAGATATAGTTAGAGCGACAATGATTCAGCAGTGGGATATAGAAGCAGTAGTGTTTGAATTACTATCATTAATTAATGACGAGCAATTAGATAGTCTTTGGTATGACATTACTGAAACACTTCAAGCTGAACAGGATGAAAAAAGCGAGGCATACAAATGAGTATCATTGACATCAGAGAAGAGTTGGTATCTGAGATAGACATCAACGCTGAGTTCACACAGTATGGACTTAGGTTTTCAGTCATGATTGATGATGTAGAAATACATGATGAGTGTGACTACGACATAATGGCATACGACATGGTAGCTGACCAAGATAAATATCCTGCGCCTATTCTTAAGAGTATCAG